ACTACCAGGGACTCGGTAGGGGGGCTAGGATTCTTTTGAATCCAGCTCTAGGAACCATAGATCAGGTAACTGGCCGGGTTTGGTCTGCTGGAGGGAACGCGTCTGTAATTACCACGGCGCACGGCAAGGCGGTCAACTTCGACGGGGTTGATGATTACCTTGAATATACCGGCTATTCTGAGATAACTGGGAACGCTGGAACTCTGGCAATCTGGTTCCCTCGCGTTGGCGCTACTGATGATTTCGGGCATATGTACCTTGCCGAATCAACGGGCACATGGTTTACTCAGTATCACACCCCTAGCGGCACTCTGTATTTCGCCGGGGTTGGCTCAACAACGCCATTATCGGGCTGGTACAACACAACCAACCGCTCGATGGTGCTTACTACAGACGGCACGGCGGCTGGCACCAAATGCTATATCGACGGCGTTGATTACGGTCTTGCATGGTCATCAACCCCTGCTTCGTGGCCCTCTGGCAGCAAACTGATACACATAGGCAACTATAGCGGAGCGGCTACCATTGATACAGATGGCTCTATGCTGTCTTTTGCCTATGCAAGCAGATCATGGGGGGCAGCGGAAGCCAAAGAGTTTCACGTAAGTAAAGGGCTGTCGTTATACAAAGCCCCATCCAGAAAGATATGGGTTGTTCCGGCTGCGAATAGTGGCGGCGTAGGTTCATCATCTGGCTCATCTGTGGTTGCTGGCGTTGGCACATCAATCGCCTCATCTGTTGGCTCTAGCTCAGGCCTTGCTGCCGCATCAGGAACGGGCGCTTCAACCGCTGCATCCGTTGGCTCAAGCAATGGCGTATCCACGGTATTAGGGGTAGGTACATCCTCAACCGGCTCATCAGGCAGCTCGTCAGGAACTTCGTCAGTAAGTGGCGTTGGCGCATCCGTAGCGGCTTCCTCGGGATCGTCTAGCGGGATTGCTTCAGCTTTAGGCGTGGGCGCTTCTGTTGCCGCATCAGTCGGATCAAGTGATGGCGTGGCTACTGTTTCGGGAGTTGGCGACTCGTCTATCCCTGGATCATCCGTTGGCTCTGCTTCTGGCTCATCTAGTGTGTCAGGAGTTGGCGCGAGTGTTGCCGTAAGCGTAGGGTCGGCCTCTGGTTCTTCCAGTGCCGTGGCTGTATCAGATAACGGCTCTCTATCACAAGGCGGCGATGATTTCCCCGGCATTGTCATAGAGAAAAGGCGCAAAAAGACGCTTGCCGAACAGCCTAACTTGCACCTGCAAAGCATCATTGATAAGGCGGCTAGAGAGGTTCTGCCGATCACCCCAAAACCCGCGCCAACTAAGACGCTCAGCCTGAAAAAGGCGGTTTTGCCGATCACCCCAGAGCCGGAAGCGGGAAATCCCGTAACGGCTATAAGTCAAGAGGTTATAGCGGCTGAGGCTGAAAAGGTTGCGGAATTACTCGCTCAGTACCATGAGCAGGTAAAGCGTATGCAGATGGAGGAAGATGAGGAATTGCTATTGCTGATTATGGGAGCGTTTTAGTGCCGATTTACGAGTACGTCTGCCCGGAAGGGCATAGATTCGAGAGAGTTCTAAAGGTTGCTGATTGCGGCGTTCCCCAGGCTTGCGAGTGCGGACTAGGTTCCCAAAAGGTTCTAAGCCCCCCTATGGTTTTTGTCTCTCAGGAAATAAGGTACGAATCTCCCATTGATGGCAAAGTTATCACAACCAAGCAACAAAGGCAAGATGATTTGGCTCGTCACGGCTGCATTCCTTATGACCCTGAAATGAAAAAGGACGCCGCCAGGAGGCAGGTTGAGTCAGAAAAGAAACTTGAGGCCGCTATGGACGCAACCATAGAAAAAACGATCCATGAGATGCCTTCAAGGAAAAGAGAAAAATTGACCGCTGAACTTCAAGGCGGGGTTACAGCAGATTACGTGAGACTAGGAGTTTAATTTGGATGACCAGCAAGCCGACGACATCGGATTCGATTTAGGTAGCGCAGTAGACACTATCGCACAAGGACTCTTTGATAGAGAAGAAACCCCTGCTCAGGATGCCCCTGATTCGCAGCAAGAAAGCACTGAGACGCAAGATAATCCTGAGGTAATGCCTGAGGTAGTCCCCGAAGAAATAGAGCCTATAAGCGCTCCAAGTTCATGGGCGAAGGACAAGCATGAGTTTTGGAAGGGGATGCCGCGTGAAGCTCAAGAGTATTACATCACTCGTGAAAAGCAGATGCTTGACGGGCTGGAGCAATACAAGGGTGACGCCGGATTCGGTAAGCAGCTAAAGGAAGTCTTTACCCCTTACAAAGCGTTCCTCTCTGCCCAAGGCATAGACGAACCTAAGGCCGTTCAGTACCTCATGAACGCGCACTATAGACTCTCTCACGGCTCCCCTTCTGAAAAGCAGGCGTATTGGGCGCAACTCGCTAAATCGTATGGTTTGGAAGCCCCCGGAGCGCAACAAGAGCTGAATGTTGATCCTCACGTTAAGGCATTGCAGGATGAAGTTTTCCAGCTTAAGTCAACGTTCACGCAACGTGAGCAAGCGCAGTTAAGCGAACAGAGAGAAAAGACAGCAAAAGAAGTGGAAGCATTCGCAGCAGAGAATCCGTACTTTGATGAGGTAGCTGATGACATCGTTACCCTCCTTAAAGGCGGCGGAACTCTAAAGGATGCGTATGAAAAAGCGGTATGGGCAAACCCCGTAACCCGCGCAAAGGAGCTGGCCAGGGTTCAGACAGAAGCCGAAAAACAGTTCAAGGAGAAAGTAAGTAAAGAAGCTGCTGCTGCTAAGAAAGCTACCGCAGCTAACGTCAGAAGTCGGGATACCGGCAAAGCGCCGACAGCGCCTAAAGGAACGATGGAGGACACCATGAGAGAAACCCTGAGAAAGATTCAGGAGCGTGGAACCTAAACCTATAGGAGTTTAAATTGGCATCGCCAAACAGCACATTTACGGAGCTGGTATCTACCACCTTCCGCAACCATAAGAAAGAAATAAAGGACAACGTATCTAACCGCAACGCGCTTCTGCGTTACATGAAGAAACGCGGCAACCTGAAAACAATCGAAGATGGCGGACTGACTATCGCCTGCCCCCTCGACTACACGACTAACAGCACCTATCAGCGTTACAGCGATTGGGACGCTCTGAACATTGCGGCAAGCGACACTATCACCGCTGCTGAATACCAGTGGAAGCAGATTGCTATCAACGTTGTGGCCTCTGGTCGTGAATTGCGTATCAACTCCGGGCCTAGCAAGCTGATTGATCTTGCTTCTGCTCGTATCAAGAACGCAATGCGTACCTTCAACAACAACTTCAGCACTGACTTGTATTCTGACGGAACGTTGTCGAATCAGATCAACGGCCTGCAAGCAATCATTGCGGGAACCAATACAAACACCGTTGGCGGTATTGACGCTAACACCTGGACGTTCTGGAGAAACACTGTTCAGAGCGCGGCTTCTCCCCTGCAAGGCGGCGGAGCGGTAACAGTAAGCGCGACCACGATTGAAGGCTCGATGATGCTTCCGTTGTGGCTTGAGTTGGATCGCGGCCCGGACGATCAGCCCGACCTGATTGTTATGGACAGCATCTATTACCAGTACTACGAGAACAGCCAAGTTTCATTTAAGCGTTACTCCAGCTCACAAGCTGCTGATGGCGGCTTCGTTACCCTGAAGTACAAGGGCGCTGACGTGCTCTTTGACTCGGCTATCAACGCAAGTACGGCTTACTTCATCAACACCGAGTACCTGAAGCTGGTTGCTCACAAAGACGCTGACCTTGAAGTAATGGAAGAAACCCGCCCGGTTAATCAAGATGGCGTGGTCACTCCCTTGCTGTGGATGGGCAACATCATTTGCTCTAACCGCGCTCAACAAGGCGTGATGAAGGCATAAGGAGAAAAATATGAGTGTAATGACTGGTGTAAATCTCACAGCCGTTCGGACTAGCTCTGACGGCCCCGCCTTCAGTCTCGGCTCCATTTATGAGTCGTACGACGGCAAGCTGTACAAGTACGTTCAGTTCGACAACGGCGCGGGAAACGTAGCTTCGGTAGCGGGTAACTTCGCTTACTACTACGCCCCCTCTGGCGCGTCTGCTGGTTCAAGTACCGTTGTCACGATGGATTTGTCTGACTCGGCTGGTGTTGGCGCGGGTGTATTCCAAGCTGTTATCGCGGATCAAGGTTACGGCTGGATTCAAACCGCTGGCGTAGCTACTCTGACCACGGCCCTGACCGCTGGCGCTGACGGGAACGCCCTTACCCCCGTTGGATCGACTGACGGCACGGTGGACGTTTCTGCTCTGGTTACGGATCACATCTGCGCGATTGCTATTGACGCTTCCGCAAAGATCGTAATGCTGACCTGCCCCCGGTAGTAACCCCCTCCCCTTCGGGGGAGGTTTTCCAGTGAGTTCTTACAGAGCTTACCGCAAAACCTTACAGGAGAATAATAGTGTCCGTAGTTGGAATGGTTGATACGACTGAGCGCCCCCCTTTGGTTCGTTTTGAACGTCGCGGGATAGAAGATCGCAATGCAAGTCTTGAGCAAGGCCGGTACATGGAAAAGGATGTAGACGTTGCATTGATTACGCCGCCTGGATCGCGTGACGTAATGGTTCACAACGTAGACGAATGGTTCAAGAGTCTGCATAGAAGCGTAAGAGAGTCCCGTATGCCGCAAGCGTGGCTGGAGCGATATAAGGAGAGCTACGAACACTGGAAGCGCGGAGAGGAAATCCCCGTAAACGGCACTCCAATTAAGGGATGGGGTGTCATCTCCCCGGCTCAAGCAAAGAACCTCATTAGCCTAAATATCCTCACGGTAGAGGATTTAGCCAAGCTAAACGATGAGGGTATCCGGCGTATCGGCATGGGCGGTGTAGACCTGAAGCACAAGGCTACCGCATGGCTTAGGCAGCTTGAGGATAAAGGAATGCTCACTCAGGAACACGCAGCCCTGAAGGCTGAGAATCAAGCCCTGAAAAGTCAAGTTGAAGCCCTTGCAAAGCAGATGGAGACGTTCATCCATTCCGCTAACACTCAAGCGCAAGCCACTGTTATCTCTAGAGTAATTGATGAAGATGACGCGCTGCGTAACCAGTATATAGAAAAGTTCGGTAAAGCCCCGCACCACGCCATGAAGCGGGAAACCATTATTAAAGCACTTGCGGAGTAATAGATGACAGTCCTAACGATAGCGCAGCGGTTCTGTCTTAGGACTGGACTCCCCCAACCCTCTACCGTACTCGGTAGTAGTGACGCGCAAGTATTGCAGATAGCGGCCCTGATAGAAGAGGAGGGCAATGACCTTGCCTCTCGTGGGGCATGGGAAGGATTGACGCTTGAGGCCACGCACACAACCACGGCAGCAGAGGATCAAGGCTCTATCACGTCCATAGCCACTAATGGCTACAGGTACATCAAGGACGGCACGTTCTTCAATAGAACGAACGGACTGAGGATAGAAGGCCCGTTAGATGCTGAGTCATGGCAGGCCACAAAAGCCCTATCCAGTACAGGCCCCAAGTACTTCTATCGTTTGCGCGGCGGGAAGCTGTTAGTCACCCCCACCCCATCCGCTGGCGAGTCATGGGCGTTCGAGTATATCTCTAAAAACTGGATTTTAGCGGCTGACGGAACGACCTATAAAAACTACTTCACTCTGGATACGGATACTGTCCTACTCCCTGAAGAGCTGTTCCTGATGGGCTTACGTTGGCGCTGGTTGAGAGAAAAGGGGCTGGACTACGCTGAGCTATTCCGTACCTATGAAATGCAGGTAAAGGACGCTCTGGGGCGTGATGGTGGGAAGAGAGTATTGAGCATGGACGGCAACAGGCGCGAAGTTGGGCCTAACGTGTTCATCCCCTCAGGTAGTTGGGCACTATGAGAGTCCCGTTGAGAGGTAAAGGAAACGCGCTTAGATCGCAAGTCTCTTCTGTCAAGTCTATCCCTGCTCCCGTAGGGGGTTGGAACACAAGGGATGCTCTAGCGGAAATGAAGCCCATAGACGCGGTAGCCCTGGTTAACTGGTTCCCCCAAACCTCGTACTGTGAGATACGCGGCGGATACGCAAGCCATGCAGCCGGAATGACGGGTAACGGCAAGACTCTTGCTGTTTATAACGCACTCTCAGGCACGAATAAGATGTTCTGCGCTACCGCTTCAGGAGTGTATGACGTATCAAGTTCAGGTGCTGTAGGAGCTTCTGTAGCCACTCCTACGAACGGAAAGTACCAGTGGTCTATGTTCGGGGACGGTACAAGTAACTGGCTCATCATGGTCAACGGGGTAGACAAGCCCCTGTATTACGATGGGACAACATGGACGGCGGTTGACGGCGTAAGCACTCCCGCCCTTACCGGCCTAACGACAACAAAGATAATCGGCCTGAATGTTTACAAGGGACGCTTGTTTTTCATAGAGAAAGACAGCCTTTCATTCTGGTATCTGACAGCGGGTGCGGCAGGCGGGGCGTTAACTGAGATTG